CTATTTCCTGCGTCTCTTGATAGTTGTTGAGGTAGAAGTGGGTGCAGGGCGCTTGGTAGCACGTACTGCACGTGGGCGTGCAGTCTGACCTGTTTGCAAAAGAAATTTGCGTCCCAGTGGATATGAATCCAATTCTGAAGAAAACTTCTGTGTTAAATCAATATTCCAAAACTTAAACTTATCATAAGGGTCAACCTTTTCTACTGGGGCAACCTTTTCTGGACATCTTGTAGCTTTTGAATTAATGTATCTATATGTGTCCTGCAGGCTGGTTGTAGAAGGACCAGTAATACCTAGGTTCCAATTATCCAAGACATCAGGGTCCATAGTATGCAAATACGCCATTACCTCTGGTGTTAAACGCACTTTGCAAAGTTGAAACATGAATTGCAAATCATATTCTTCCACATGTCTGAGGTATTGCTTGTAATCAGAGGCATTATATGTTTCCTTCTTGTCCTCGGATGTGGATACTGTTATATTAAAGTTAGTACCTCTAGTAGTATCCACAACTGTAACAAACAATGTGTTATCCCAGCATACACCATGGTTATGGCCCTGGGCCCTCTGAAGCCAATATGGTCTGTTAAATATCTGTGTGTCAGTAGAAACCACAGAGCCACTAGGAGTTCCAAAATAGGAGTAAGGGGCTGTGTTCTCCTGCTTCTGACCACCAGTGCCTTTAAGTATCATGTCCTGTGGCACATCTTCCCCAACTGTACCTGCCTTTGCAAAAAAGTGTCTGGTAAACATCTGTTCACGTCTAATGTAAAAGAATAGGTTGTTTCCATATTGGTCTGAAGCCATTTTCACATAGTCAGGATACTTACAGATACTCTGGGAAATATCCAGTGGCACTTCAGACTTGTTGGATTGTAAGGTTTTAAAGTCTAAGGCCCCAAACCCTGTATCCACCATGTCACCATCTTCAATCACACTAGTAATAAGTTCAATGGGTGGGCACTCACTGGTATGGCGCTCTGGAGAACAATCTAAAGCTTTCGCCCAATGCTCACCCAAAGGAGGGGTGCAGCCTATCATAAACAACTGGGTTTGTTTGTAGTCCATAGACACATTTTGTCTACTATCAGTTCCAGGAGTGGGATTGTATTTAGAAGGATTTTCAGTGTCATCAAACCTATTAAGCAAGGGGTGTCCACTAACACCAACACCAAGGGGCTGTCCCCTTCCAATTTCTGTGCCTATACAACTCCATACCAGCCTTTCTTTATCAGGATCATATAGGTCTGAATCAGGTAGTCCAAATTTATTGGGGTCTGGCAAGCTGATGCGAAACACCCTATATTGATAAGCGGAAACTTTAGGGACCTTTACAGTGCTTTGGTCACCATCAACAATAGGAAAATATGGATGGCCCACAGTTAACAGTCTAGAGGTACCAGCATGGTAAAAATATCTTGTTCTTGTAACATACTCGTCCGTGCTGAGAACTTTGGATACTGATGTAGGTGGAAGATACACCTGATTGCTGGAGGGCAGCCACAAGGACATCTGAAAAATAAAATTTATGTAAGAACTTTACGTTTGCGCTTTCTAGCCAAATATCCAGGATGCAAGTAAAAGGTGCTATATGACATATTCCAAAATGCAGGACTTATAGGCTGTCCTGGAGTAATAGCTGTGTGTGTTGTAAAAGGTGGATACAATGTCTGTACACCCTGTGTATGTGGAAAGTCAAGGCTAATAGTACTGCCATTAATTGAGATGCTCTGCCTGGAATATTCCAAAGGTGTACTAGGGCTACCTGTAAAAATATCAAATACCTCCTCTATGCCATTACCTGGTATAGAGGGGCCTGTATATGCCTCATCCTCAAAAGAGTCAGGCGGCACGGACAGGTCCTGCATCTCAATGTCACCTTCAACAGGGTGTATGGAGCTCAAATCTTTAAAAAAGTGTATTCTAGCCCCAATACGCTTACCACTTCGTGTTGTCATGCTTTGTTTTTGGCCTATACGACTAAGCCTAACTGCACCACGACGGGTAGTGGTTAGGGCAGGCCTATGCAGCTTCACAATATCCAAAAATTGAGGGTCGGACACAGCTGCAGCATCCTCTGGATCAAAATCCAATGTGTCTTCAATATTGAACGCGGGGTTATCAAAGGTGAACAAAGATCTAGGATCATGTAGAAAGTTGGTGTTTGCAACATTTACCTGGGTTAGCCCTTTGCTATATAGCTTTAAAGCTGTTTGTCCACGTATTACAGAGCTTAAGGGTGTGCTTGATTTAGGTGAAAACGTTTGCAATTCAATACTTTCAGAAAATGCAGAATTAGCAGAAGAGGATGCTCCACCCCTAATGAGTGTGTGTATGCTGTCCGAGGCTTCACCCACATTTTCGCCTTGTCCTTCATAATACACAGGGTTGTGAAATTCTGATTGTGCAACTCTGACCCTGGCACCATTGGATGTGGTTGGACCTATGTCCAGTACAGCAGGAGGGGCATCAGGTCCTGCAACCGTAACATCAGGGGTATTATGTGTAATAATGGGTATGTCAGGGGTCACAGTTACAGGCCCTCCACCATTTCCACCAATAACAGTAGGCTGTGTGTCCGAAGAAATCTCCACCAATGGGATGATAGAAGGGTCTGAAGCAGTGACCACGGTTTCTTCCAATGCAATTGCAGGGGGCTTTGGCAATTCTATAGGCCCAATGGTGGTTGGCCTTCCCCCTGCTACACCGCCTCCTGAACCCCCACGTAAGGGGACATATCCAGTCCTGCCACCGGTGCCAGAGCCTGTGCCAATGCCCAACCCACCAAGGTAAACCCCAAGACTCCCATATTGCAGGATCTTATCAGCAATAGTGGACCCCTCTATCTTCTTCACAACATCAGGTGGGCATGTGCCAGCTGCCTTGCAGGTCCTATAAAGGGATTCTGCTGATGCTCGTTTTACACGCTTGGGCCTAGCCATGCTTTTTCACTTTATTGTAAAAACCGTGCAAAAATAACTATAACAGGTATACAAAAAGGAACAGTAGCAGCAAGAGCACAATGTAATAACACAACATATGAATTAAAAGAAAATTGAATGTAAGGGGTGTCAGGGAAATGGCAAATACAGACATTTTAAAGTGGCATGTAGGCAGTTTTGTATGTTACACCTTCAGGCAACACCACAGTTTTCATAAAGAGGCCTCTCTTGCAGCAATTTTCAAATGCAACAATTATTCTGTGATTGTTGGTCCTGGACACGCCATCATTGCCCAGCCATTGCCATGTTGTTGTGAGGTTGCAGTAAATGCCCTTGCAATGCTGCCTTATGCGAAACCTGAAACACTTAAGCTGGTTTGCTGTACCTTTGTAAATTATTACTGGAAGGTTACAGTCAGTGTCACTGTCACAGGTGGATCCAAAGGACCTATCGGTGGAAAGTCCACAGTGTACGGGCCCTGCTGCTGCAACGGGGGGATGTTCTCCTTGTTCTCCGAGTCGTCCGAGTCCCAGAGCCTCTTTCTTATGGGGTCCTTGTCCGCCCTTGGTAGGGGTTGACGTCCAGGGTTGCCACGCCTTTGTAATCGGGGACACGTCGGGGGTGCGTGCTGTTGTGGCGGGGTCCTCGGGATGTGGCCCAACAGGTCCAGGTAGGGGCTTCTTGGTACAGGCACTCTGGGTGGTCTTGGAATCGGTTGAGCTAGTAACAAGTTCAGAGTCAGTTAACAATTCACCCCTTAGTCTTACGGCCCACGCTCCAAGACTAGAGTACTTTTGCGCCTCCTCACCAAAGTCTATATAATATGATTTATGTCCTTCATAACGGGTATAGATTCCATTGTGGTCAACACCACCTTCTTCTTTGCGCCAGATACCCTCCACACAACGGTACACAGAGCCCCACATGGTATACAACATTTCATTGTTTGCGTCCCCATCAAAGGTCACTCTAACAGACACCCCACCTTTTTTAAATGTCTCCTGGGGTTCACTGTTATACATTTCACTGCTTGTTTCACACAATGACCAAGGCTCATTGCCATATACACTGCCCTGCAAGGATGTAAGAACCATTTGCATAGCTATGGCCTGTCTTGCCATTTCTTCACATACTTTTGCAGGAGGTACAGCCTGCAGGCCGACCTTGCTCATGCCCCTTTTACGTGCTGCACATAATATAACTTGCTCACGTCTAAGAAGGCCCCAATATTTAATATGATCAATTAAATTTCTGCTATCCTTGTCACACAAATCCATCTGTTCCTCTTGCAGTGCACTTAAGTGGCTGCTGACTTTCTCCATGGTCCTCCCCCTCGTCGTCCGCTAGTCCTAGGCGTGTTTTCAACCTTTTAAAAAAACATTTCCAATTTACAGGTGTCAGATTAAATGCTGGTTCTCCTTGTTCAGTTAATGGACAGGGATTACTAAATGTAAATAATTTTAGCCTGCTATGTAAATATTTCCACCTATCAGACGCTGTTACATCTATATTTGATGTTATTATTAGGGGCGGGCATTTTACCTGTGTGGGGGCCTTATGTTTGCAATCTAAACTAATAGGATTGCCATCCACAAGATTCCTTAAAAATGTATCAAAGTAGTCCCATGCAGGACCTGTTGCATCATCTAATAAAGCTACTTTACACTCCCCTAGTGGCTGCAACCAAAAATGACTTTTGGAATTTACAAAGCTAATAACTTTCCCGCTCAAAAACTGTATTAAGCTGACACTGAATAGTGACTTTCCTGTATTGGGTGGCCCACATATAACTATGCAGTTTTGTTTTGGTATGCCTTTTAAAAAGTTTTTTAAAACTGAAATAAATACAGCCATGTCTATTCCTTGAAACTTTAAAAAACTAACTATAGGTCTCCAATCCCCATCCCCGTCTACCTCCTCACATCTCCGTTTTATCCAGTCTTTCATGGATGTTCTCTGCATCTCAGCCTTTTTGTATAGCCTTACCATAACGCCACAGTCCTTTACATATTTGGCCTGACTATTACTTTTTAAAAATGCCTCTGCATTTCTGTCTGTATCTGCTAACTGTGCATATCCATATGCTATGTCTGCATCTTCTGTTTTGTTATTGTCATATGCCCATTGTATCATATCAGACAGGTTAAACACTGCAGCATCTGCAAGATTGCTAGACACATTTACCATTTTTGCTAACCATTCCGGTAGAGGTCCCCATGTTTTTGCCACACCTGTTATTCCCTTTTTGTACCAATATATAGCTGCTGCTGGACATCTTATTTTAGGTGGCTCAGTAAGTATTTGCTGCTCAGGCACATGTAAAGTGTTGCCTAAAAGCTTTTTAACAGTTACCCTACATTTTGCAACCTGAAATCTGGCTAACAACAGCAGTAAGTATCCTGTACAGCATGGTGTTGTGGTAACATTTCCAAACTCACAATGTGGCTGCAGCAATTCTGTACACGCGTCTATAAGTGACAGAGGTACACCGAAACATACAGCCACCCAGTCTACACAAGGAGTTTTATCACTTTGAAACGTCCTGGAAAGATCTGTAAAACTTATTCCCATTGTTTTCTTAAACAAGCCCATCATGGCTGCCTGAGGATTTGCCTGCTTTAATAGCTGAATCATTGTCTCTGGCGTTTCCTGTGCTCCACTTACGGTACATGGCGCGCCACCACCACCCCCACTATCCTCACCATTAAAGTTTAAAGATACCTGTGTCTGTAAAACCGATTCCTCCACGTTAGCTTCCACGGATTGCCCATAGCCACTGTCTTGCCCAGGCATAAACAGCCTCCTCTTAGCCTTTCCAGACTTTTTGCCTATAGTGATTGCACTTAATCTAGGGCTCAGATCCAACTCAGGGCTTTGTAATAGCTTTCGTTTTAGCTTTTGTACTGCCCGTTCGTCATCGGCACGGTTTTGAGCCTCATACACTGTTAGAGAATTCCCCTGTGTTACATCCTCATCATCAAACAGATTGACAATAGCATAATCTTCTTCATCAACACTTTCATCATCATTATCATTATCATCTACACCATCCTCCTGTGCCTCTAGGTCTACAAAGCACCACCCGCTACACCCCTCGTCCCCGTCGGTACCTTGCGGAGGGTCCATTGTTACCACCTGTGCACCTTACTGCTTCTGCTGCTGTCAGGACACTATACTACTATGTACAAACACCATTGTTTTATATCCTGCCCTGCTCCGCCTATTCTACCAACCTGTTCTACATCTTGCATTACTACTCACTTTGTCACTAAGCTATTGGCTCCTTTTAAACAAATGTCTCCGTTCCTGAAGATTCCTCGGACTCGTCCCCGTCCTCATCGGACGCGGACGAGGACGATGTGTCCACAGGTTGTGGTCGTCGCACACGGGGTCTGTATCTTATGCATGGGAAATCCGCATCAGTCCGCACACAAAAGTTGCAAAAGCCCCTCCAGTTGTTTGCAATCTTATGGAAGCGTAGGTTCCACCGGATATGGCTATATTTTTCAGTAAATGAAAGCTGTTTCCAGCATCCGGTACACCGTATCTGCAAAGCACTCAGAGGAAGGCCAGTATCTATTTCCACCGTTGCTGCATAGGCAGATCTTTCATAATGTCGCAGCCGTTCCAATTTTGCCTGGAAATCCACACACCTCCAGCATATACCGAATGGCCAGCCGTGTCTCCACACCACAAGAAGGTTCTTATATATAAATTGCCATATGTCAGGCTCTGAAAGATGTTTTTTACAAAAAATACATGTCAATAATAAATCTTCAGGTTGTAAATGTAGGCTACTGCATAAATCCTCCAGCAAGCATGGTGTAGGCTTTTCTGAAGCCATCTTACCTTTTAGAAGTTCTGTGAAAAGTGGCGTTAACCGTTCCTGGTATCCTCAGTTACCTCTGTTTAATATCATTGTTAACAACTATCATCTCTTCAGCAAATATACAGGTCGAAACCGGTATGGATTTGAAACTGTTGCAGCTTGTGCAGAGCTTAAATCCTATATAACCTGTGCCAAAAGACTCAGTTACCAAAAATGCTTACTCACCTTAGTTGGCACCTACCTGTATATGGAGACCGTCCAGAACCGATTTCGGTGAAAAGTTTAAATTTCGCGCCTCTGGTTTAGGCGCCAACAGTACTCTCCAAAATGGTGAACTGAACAAAATGGTGGCTACCTATATACAAGTATCTGTTTACTCATACAGAGACAACACACAGGACAAATACGTAGATAATAGTTTAATAATTACACATGCAAACAGGGGTGACATGCAAACGTGACAGACATGACAGTACAGTGACACACAGGGGTTACATGTAGGACATACAGGACATACACCACATAAATGCATAACATTTAAGGAAGTACACTAACACACCTGAAGGCAATGGAGGCC